TAACCAGTTTTGGGTGTATCACCTTCTGCTTCAGCTAAAACAGCTTGACTTATACCCAATTGTGTCTGATAGTTGCTTACTAATTGTCCGACTGGTGTATCTACGTTATCACTTGCTGCAATTTGATCTAAAATACTTTGATATTCTTGTGAATCAACTAACGGGCCACACTTCACACGCCAAAGATGTGGCCACCATGTTTGACTAAAACCTTCAGCAGCATTGGCAGCATCTTGAACAACAAAGAATCTTGCTAAGCTTGCGTCTAATGTTGTGTTTAGTGGATTATAATCACGTAAATGTGGTAGTTCTATAACATCACCGACCATCAATTTTCTACCCATAATATCTATCATATCATTGATGTGAAATACTATGAATATAATATCTGAGCTTAAGAACAATCCAAATTGAGATAAATCGAAATCTAAGTTAGCTACGTTATAATGACCACGCATTGCATATATGCTTGTATCATATACTCTATCTCTATTTTCTAAAAATAGCATATCCTGAATATTTGTTTCAGTCAATGTATCATAAGTGGGTATAGTGGGATCATTTGTGGGAGTTGCTGGATTCTGTGGGCCAAGATACTTATGAATTAAACATCCAGTTGCTCCCGCGGTAAGCATACCCCTTATCTGCTTATCCATGAAACGATAATCAGCAGAGTGATCCCCATTCTTCCAAAAACTTATCTTAGGCATAACGTATCTCTATATCTAATATTTATTAGATAAAATAAATATAATATACCGGATTAAAATATGACTTCTTCATCTCAAAAAATCAATGACGGAACTTCTACGATAGGATTAGGGGGAACGATATTAAATGCACTTAACAAGATAGACGGGAATTTCTCAAATCATGATGTTGCAATAAACACTATACAAACTTCTGTTGCTGGTGTTCAGGGTAAATGGCAACCAGGACAATCGTATGTAGGTTTAGTAGGAACAAGAGGTAAATCGCCAACAAATGGCGGAACGGGATTCACTCAACATATGGCAAGAACTGTCAGTGTTGCTAAAACAAATATTACTCAAATTGGTGCTGCATTTGCAAATTGGTATGTGACGACAAGTGGTGAGTTTGCGATAGGTGGAGATGCTACTATTACTGCAAGTGTAGAGTATCCTTTAGGAACTACAGTTACGCGTTTAACATTCAATGGTCAGAATAGCGGAACTGCTTATGACTATTCAACTCTTGCATCAGATTTAATTTCAATAAACATACCAGCTGGTGCTGAATTTGCTATCAGAGAGTTTCGTCATTATACAGGTAGTGGTTCAATACCATTTACAAATCAAGTAGGATTAGATATTACTGATGGTGATTGTTATAATTATGGTAGCAGCGGCGTGACAGATTTGACTGGATCAGCAGGAACATTCGCTGGTGGGGATGGTTCATCACATTGTAATCCAGTTGCCATATTTGGACCAACAAGTCTCCCTTCATATGCGTTGATAGGTGATTCAAGAGGTGAGGGGTATGGTGATAACGGCAATGGCAATCTTTATATTGGATGGATGGAGAGATCAGTCGGTCCAGTGAGAGCATTCACTAATTTATCTAAGTTTGGTGAATATACATCAACTGCTGCAACATTAGGATTTAGACAACGTGCTGCAATCATAAACAAATATTGCACACACATTCTTTGTGAGTATGGTGTAAATGATTTGTTTGCTGGCGGACAAACGGTAGATCAAGTGTTAAAAAGTATTGACCAAATTCAAGAGCAATTCCCTTACAAATGGTTTTATCAAACAACATTAATGGGAGAAACAAATTCAACTGATGCATGGACAACTTTAATAAATCAGGCTACAGTAGATTCTAATAAAGATGAAAGTCGAAGATGGTTTAATAATTATGTTAGATCAGGCATGCATAGATTTGATGGTGTATATGATGTTTCTACTGTAGTCGAATCGTCATTTAATTCAGGATTGTGGAAGGTACCTGGTTATACTGCTGATGGATTACACCCAACACCATTGGGATATGCAACGATTGCATCATCTGGTGTTATTAAAGTTCAATAAAAAAGCCCCCTATAGGGGGCTTTTTTAATATATCTCTTCTAATAGCTTTATTTTTTCTTGAATTGATTCAACTTTAACTGTGTGCCACAATCCTGGATGTAAAGGCTGAGGATGAGATTTTAATGGACACCAGCAATACCCATTATGTTCTTCATTCAACTCTGGTATGAATTCATCATCTACTATTACAATATAAGTGTAATAGAAAAAATTAGTATCTGAAGATGTATATGTTTCTAACGGAATAATCTTTTTAGAAATCAAATGAAATCCAATTTCTTCGTATATTTCTCTTTCTAAACATTCTATATTATTTTCACCAGACTCTTTTTTACCACCAACTAATCCCCATGTATTGGGATATGATGAAATTTCTGATCTTAATAACCATAAAAATCGTTTAGTTTTTAATGAATAAATCAATGCTCCCGCTGCTTCAATTATTTTATTGTCAATTTTCATGATAAGTCTCTTTTAAGTATTTACGTTAGAACACTTCCTTACAATTCTTTTACGTTGTAAAAAAACAACACAAAATTCGGGATAATTGACATATTAAATAGATTCACGTATAATAGAAAATATCAACTCTGGAGATACTTCATGGCTGGCAAAATCAAGATTGATGGTGCTCGTAAAGCAACAAAACCCCGCGCAGTTAGAACGACCCTTCACGTTGAAGAAAAATATACAGGTCCCGAACCAGTTTGGAAGGGTGATGAAAGTTTGACACTATCAGATGATGAATTTGATAGTAAGTTGCGTCGCAGCATGAATTATTACAATCATCATTTCACACCGAAAGAAACTCGTAAGTATGTAGTTGAGTGGTTGAAAACTCGTGCTGATGTTGAACCAGACACTATTGAAGCTTATCGTAAGACTGCTGAAAAGCTTACACCAATGACAGTGTGCAGCCTTGTTATGGCATCTTATGTGAAAATGCCCCTTAAAGATCATCATATCGAATTCATTTTTTCGAAAGTGAATGAAGCGATTCGTATGGCCAATGACAAGCTTATTAGCGATGAATCTGGCCCTATTCTTGAAGACCAATCTAAAGTAAAGAAACCTAAAACTGTTAAAGTTGCGAAGCCATCTGTTCGTGATCGAGTAAATGATATTGTCGATCAACATATTGCATATTTCGAAGAAATGGAGAACGATTTTTATTCGAAGAAGCAATTGAATCCAGACGCATATGCATACTTTAATGCAAAGAATTTCCCCAAGCCTGGCCTTGCTCGATTCAAGAAAGTGTTTGAAACAAAGCGCGATGAATTAGTTGAAGCACAAACAGGTAAAGATAAGCAACTTAAAGAAGGTTATGCGCATTTTAAAGCAGCGGACTTTAAAAAGCGTGTTGATTTTTATAATGCAATTTTGAATGATGTTGTTTCATACGACACTGCTAAGAAAGCAGTTCGTAAGCCACGTGTTAAGAAAGCTGTTTCGAAGGACAAACTTGTTTCGAAAGTTAAGTACATGAAACAAGACGCAGCATTGAAAGTGTCAAGTGTGAATCCTGTCAATATCATTGGCGCATCTGTAGTTTGGGTGTATAACACGAAATATAGGAAGCTTGGCAAGTATATTGCTGATCCGATTCAAAAGACAATGAGTATTAAAGGAACAACTATTATTGGCTTCGATGAAGTAAAAAGTGTGTCGAAAACTATTCGAAAGCCAGAAACTCAAATCCCCGAATTTATGAAGGCTGGTAAGGTTGCATTGAGAAAATTTCTCGAAAACATCAAAGCAACTGAAGTGAAATTGACTGGCAGATTGAGTGAGGATGTTCTTATTCTGAAGGTGGAATGATGGAAGCAAATCCAGGTGATACAATTTATATTGGTGGTAAATTTGCTAAAATTTTAAATAGATTCACTGATGGGTATTATGAATTAGATTTGAGGATTCAGGGGAAACGTTTTTGGATTATTAATTCCCCTATAATCGTTTTACCAGACACACCTGAAAATAGATTCATAATTCAATTGAAATATTCATGAGGTGAAATGATGGAAGTCGGATCTGTTATTTGTAGTAAAATAGATGCAACTATAGCTAAGATTATGTTTAGTCCTTCTCTACAAGAAGCGTATATAAGGTATGAAGATGGAAGGTATGAATGGGTTCATATCAGTAATTTCGTACATGTAAATCCAGACACACCTGAAAACAGATTATTGATACAACTAAAATGTTCAGCATGACTGATATGCATTGGCTTAATCCACCATCATCTGATGAAATATTTTTATTGACAGATAATTATAGTTTTAATAAAATAAAAGTGATAACAACAATTAGTAGTGAGTCTGGCAATTCGATGTTAGTTGAGTTTAAAGTGTGGTATGATTTGTTGGACGATGAGGATTATTATTATGATAGAGTCAGTTTGCATCATTGGAATTGTTGGTTGAAAGATGGGAAAATGGCTAAAATAACTTCCCCACAAGAAGAGTTAGCTTTTATAATGAAACATTCATAATGTTACAGATCGGATCTACTGTTTATTATAAGAAAGGCAGATGCTTTGCTAAAATAATTAGACGTGGCAAGAGTGCACTACCTTTTGCTGATTGTTTTGGAATTATATATGAAAATGATGCAATTTCATTTCTAATAAAACCTAATGAATTAGTAGAAGTGAATCCAGACACACCTGAAAACAGATTATTGATTCAACTAAAGTATTCATAAAACTTATGACACCATTTATGTATAAATACAAACCGTTCAAAAAGATAGGAACGGGATATTTCTTTGCTGGCAATGTATTTGTTGAAATTGGAGAAATTCTTGAGACGAACAAAGAGCATCAATCTGTGTATGGTAGAGCATGGGATACACCCGTTCATCAATACCGATTTGAAGTTCAGGATTGTCAATATGTGATGGGAGATTACGGAACGATTGGAGATTTTGAGTTCGAAATGCTCGAAGAAGATACGCCACAGCACCGACTTGCATATGTATTGAGATATAATAATGACTGAAGATGAAATGCTTTCAATACAGCGAGGTGATGTAATTTATTATCCACCTGCTGAAGAATGGTGGAAGGTGGTTGGAATTAGAAAAAAATACAAATTCTTTGGAGAACGGACAGGTGCCAAAGTTAAATGCGAAAATGGTTTCATGAAACAATTCGGAACTGTATGTTATTCATATTGTATTGATATTGAAACATCAAATCATGGCGGATTTTTGAATTTTTATAAGAATGGTATTCTACTTAAAGAAGATACACCTAATATTAGATTAGCAATAGTATTAAAGTATGGATAATTACTATTTTCACACAAAACGACAATTATTCGGAATTGATTCAGGGGATATGATAGAATATCAAGATATAAAGTATCGAAAAATTTTAGTAGATCATGATCTATTAGATAAATCTGATCCAGATTACGAAACAATGTGCGAAATTAAATATTGGAGCGAATCGTGCATCATACGAGTCAATTCCGAAGAAGAAAAATTAGCAATAATTTTGAAATATTGTTAAGTTTCAAAAATCGAATACTCTGATTTACTGGTAAATATCAGTAATCGGAGTATTTTTTTATGGCTCAAAATCCAGTCTCACCATACAATCCACCGCCACAACAATATTTGGCACCAACTTTACCTGGTGCAGAAGATCAAAAGAAACTGATTAAAGACTATATTCGTTATAGTCTCGGTGATCAAATGGTCGATATTGATTTAGACAAAGAACA